ATTAAAATAAAATTAAATAATATTAAAATAAAATTAAAATTACCACTAAACGTTTTGTATTCCAAAATATTTTTTTTATTTTTGCACTCGAATTTCAAAGCGAGTTTAAAAACTCTTTTGCAAAGATAAAGAAAATAATTTAAAATGCAAATAAAAATGGGAGAAAATTTCAATTATGATTTTCGAACACCGCTGCAGAAGCAGCAGGACGAACGAAAAAAGAACATCATTGCGATGTTCGCAGACTTCCGAGCAAAGGCACCTGCCGAGACATCGGACAGCAGAATAATGCTTGCAGTATCGCAGCACGTAGGCTGCACTCAGCAGAACGTGCGTGTCATCCTCATCAAGGCTGGATTGATAACACCAAAGAAGAGACGTGCAGCCGTGCGCAAGTAAGTAGAACCATTTAAACATTCAGAGTGTATGGAGAAGTTTATCGAGTTTGTGACAAGTGACGAGTTCTTATCAGTGGCATTTGCTGCCATAGTACTAACTTTAATATTTTGGAGGGCATAATATGACAAACGAAGAACCAAAGGTAGCGGATGCAGGCAGATACACAATGACAGAAACCTGCAAGGCATTGGGCATCCATCGCAACACCCTGCGCAGATGGGTGCAGGCTGGAAAGATGAAGGTAAAGTTCCGCGCCATCGACAACCGCAAGGTTATCGATGGCGCAGAAATCAAGAGAGCGTGGAGGGTTGCCCTATGAGCAAGTTATCAATCAATATGCGCAGGATGATCGTGAAGTACACAGATATCTGCTGGCTTATCACTAACTGGAAGGCGAACCGCAAGACCAGAAAGTGCTGCGAACTGAACAACAAGTGCTATTTAGAGGCAGAGCGAAGAATCCAGTACAGAGAGTTCCAAGGCAACCTTTGCGTGGCACTGGATAACATACCGCTCATACCACTGGACGGAACGGACAACGAGGTATTGAAGTCGTGCCGTGAGACCTTCCAAAGTTACATATTCAATCAGAGAGGAGGTAACAAATGAGGAAGATAATCGAGGAGTGCAGGAAGAAGATGTACGAAGCCATCTGGCTTGAGATAGACCGAGACCCACAGCGACCAGCGGTTGCAAGGGTGGACATCAATACCAAGGCAGGAGGCATCTGCGTATGGTGCGACAGCGTGGGCAACATTGCGGTCGTGACGCACAAGAGCAACAATAACGACAGCGAGCGGCTGGAGGAAGCCATCGAGGGCTGCGTCAACTACAAGGACGTGATGGACGACTGGCTGGAGGAGAACAGCCAGTACGCAGACCAAGACCCGATGGACACCTTCGAGGAAAGCAGGCTCGACATTCTTATGGCTCAACTGGTTTAGGTTTCATAAATTATTATAACGGTTATTTGACAATCCCCACAGCGGTGGGCAAAGGGCGCACGCAAAGATTCATACAGGTTAGAATGGTTAATGTTTTTTCGTTGTTAGTGTTTATACAGATATGCGGAAACTTAACAGCGTGCGCCCTACAACGGAAGGGAATGTTTAGGTTTCAACTGGGTTCGAATCCCAGCCTTCCACTAGAGTTAATTAAAAGATTATGTTGAACTAGAAATTGAACGAATTATGGACAATGAGATTATTCAAGTAAGCGGTGGCGAAATGCTGGAAGCCATCAACCGCTCGGAGATTGACGGACAGATTGCCACAGCGCACAAGTTCCCGAGAGACATTGCACAGTGCAAGCAGAATATGGTAACATTGGCAGCGATGGACGATGATGTAGCCTACAACTGCTTCTATCATCTGGAGCGCAAGGACAAGGACGGAAAGACAACAGTAATCGAGGGTCCTAGCGTCAGGTTTACGGAAATCATTTCCGCCTGCTGGAAGAACCTGCGCATCGCTGGTCGCATCATCGCAAACGATGGCAAGACCATCACGGCACAAGGCGTCTGCCACGACCTAGAGAGCAACGTTGCCTACTCTACCGAAGTAAAGCGAAGCATTCTGACCTCGAAGGGCTACACCTACTCGCAGGATATGCAGGTGGTGGTTGGCAATGCAGCTGTGGCGATCGCCCAGCGTAATGCAATCTGCAAGGTCGTGCCGCAGGTATTGATTGCAAACGTGGTGAAGGAAGTGCAGGAAAAAGCACTCGAGCACATCAAGAAGGCTGGCGTGCCGAGCCAGTGGAAGAGCTGTGTAGCCTGCTTCCAAGTATACCAGGTGACAGACCTTATGCTGCTTGACTACATCGGGAAGAAATCAGCCGAGGAAGTCACGGCAGAGGATATTCAGAAGCTGGCTGGTGTGTACAACGCCATCAAGGAAGGCACAACCACCGTAGAGGATACCTTCAAGAAGCCGAAGCAGCAGGAAGCCATCGCACAGCAGGCGCAGGCAGCAGCCGATGATGCAAAGAATAAGGCGCAGCAGGCAATGAGCCGCAGCCAGGGCAAGACTGGCAAGGCAGAGAAGAAATAAGCCATTTTATTATAACGTTAAGCCCGAACCGCCACGGTGCAACCTATGGGGTGGGTTCCCATCGAGACAAAGGGAAGCCGTGGCAACTTTTTAAACATTCAGTAAATCAAATGAAGAAACAGAACGAAACAGACAATCAGAGACACGAGAGCACCATCGACAAGTACTTCGATAGAACCGCAGATGGTTACAAGGCATGGTGCGAGGGGAACGAGGAAGACAGAAACTTTTTGCAGATAGCAGTTGAGACAACTGGAGATGCGGACGAAGAAGGAAACCAAGGTTACGATTTCCATATTGCTTACTCCGGCAAGAGCAGTGTCCTCGCATATGGAATTTTCCAAGATATGAAAAGGGATGAATTCATTCGCTCGCTTATTCTTACGGCAGCAAGAGAATTCTTAATGGACAAATAAAAACATTCAGACAATGAAACAGATAATCAAGTACAAAAGCAGAGAGGAGTGGTTGCAGAACCGCTCGAACGGAATAGGTGCATCAGAAGCAGGTACGGTGCTGGGACTCAATCCGTGGGAGACACCATACCAGCTTTGGAGACGCAAGAAGGGCATCGACCCACCAAAGGTTGAGAACTTCGCAATGGTTGCAGGACACCTGCTTGAGGATGCCGTGGCACAGTTCTTCCAGCGAGAGAGCCACTGCCACATCATCAAGGCATCGACTGATGACTACACCATCACGAACACCGATGCACCGTATCTGCGAGTAAGCCCAGACCGCACCTTCTGGAGAGTTGGGGCAACGCACAACGAAGCCAGCAAGAGCATCCTCGAGTGCAAGACCACTCAGATGCAGATAGATGCAGACGACCTTCCGAAGCATTGGTTCTGCCAGTTGCAGATGAACCTCGGAGTGGGAGAATACAAGGACGGAGCACTTGCCTGGCTGACAGCAGGCAGGGAGTTCGGCTACCGTGACATCGACTTCGACCCCGAATTTTACAGATGGATGCGTGACGAGATAACCAAGTTTTGGCTTGATTACATCGTGGGCAACCAAGAGCCGCCAGCCTACAGCGCACAAGACGTTCTCCTGAAGTCTCCACTGCACAAGGCAGGAAAGGAGATTGAAGCCACAGCCGAAGTCGGGGATATGCTCATCGAGCTGAAGGACATCAAGGAGAAGGGCAAGACACTGGAGAGCCGACAGAAGGAAATCGAGGACAACTTGAAGCTGTTCTTTGGGGACGCTGAGAGCATCGTGGACGGAAACGGCAAGACGCTGGCAACGTGGAAAGCACCGAAGGCAAGCGAGAAGTTCGATGCCAAGGCTTATCTTGAAGACCACCCTAAAGCGTGCGCCAAGTACATCAAGCAGGTGCAGGGAGCACGAAGATTACTCATCAAGTAAATTTTCAAGCTTATGATGCACCAAGTATCGACAACAGACATCAAGGCGATTGTGGGCTACCTGGAAGCCTACATCGCCAAGATGAAGACAGAGCCACGACTTCTCAGTACAAGGGAAGTCAACCAGACTCGCAGGGCTACCGTACTCAAACGGAAGCTGGAGAAGAAACTATCATTATCAGAATAAAATTATGAACGATTCATTTATCTTATACACATCATACTACGCCATCATCGAGGGGCTTACGGATGAGCAACTCGGAAAACTTATGAGGGCGATTTTCATCTACGCAAGGGATGGCGATGTAATCAACCTGGAGCCAACATTACGTATGGCTTTCGCCTTTATCAAGGATGATATGGAGCGAAACCAAGCCAAGTACAATGAAAAGCGAGAAAAGCTGCGTGCAAATGCACAGAAACGTTGGCAAAAAAAGCAATTGGATGCAAATGCAGAAGAGCAGCAGCAAAAGCATACAAAAGTATGCAAAAGTATGCAATTGGATGCAAATGCAGAAATTGCATTGCATAATGATAATGTATATGATAATGAATATGTAAATGATAATGTTGATGATAATGATGTTTCTAACGAAACAGATAATATATTAGAACCTTCTAAAGAAGCTTCTATGCAAAGTTTTTCCGAGAAAAACGTTTGCGCTGCATCAGAGCCGCAAAAAAGTTCTGAGAAGAAGAAATCCAAAAAAGGCGAAATCGACTACGCAGCCATCAAGGACTACTGGAACGAGCAGCACGACAAGACCAACAGCGCAATGCGAAGGCTGACGCTGATGACGGACAACCGCAAGGAGGCAATCAGAGGAAGGCTCAAGGACTGCAAGGGAGATATTTCCAAGATTTACCTAGCCATCGACAAGGCTATGGCTAGCGACTATCTGAACGCAGGGCATTCCTGGGCATCATACGACTGGGTAATGACAAGGAAGTATTTCCCGAAGGTGCTGGAGGGCAACTACGACAACACCAAGCCAGCCGCAAGCCAGCAGCCGCAATCGGCAGAAGCCAGGGCGCAGGATCCAGCGGCAACGGAAAGACTGAGCATCGGGGAACGCTACGAGCTAGCCAAGCACAGACAGCCAGCATCCCAGCAGGACCAGGACAACAAGTTCCGGTGGGTAATCCAGCAGAACCTTGCCGACTTGAAGAAGAACCCACGGAACAAGCCAGCCAAGGATTCACTGGCGAGATTCTATGAGAAGGGAGTTTTGCAGCGACTGGGCATCGACTGGAAGCCCGAAAAATAACGAATGAGGGCAAAATAAGCCGCTCTGAGCCGTTTTTACGCTTCGGGCGGTAAATTAAAGGCAAACAGATTTTAAACGCTTAAAACGAAAGAATTATGGCAAAAGAAGTAATTGTAATTAATGAACCGGACGAAATATGCAAGGATTTCGAGGAAGGTACGCTTCTGAATGTAGAAGGCAAGGTTCTCAAAGTTAAGAATGATACTTGTAATGAAAGTGGCTGCAATGTGTGTGCCCTTGATGCCGAGGAACTTGGCGAGTATTGTGCTTGTGCATTTTGCGCTGATTGTCACTTTATAGAGATTGAGCAATGAATGAGTTGTTTTTCCACGAATGCCGTGCCGCTGGGCTTGTGTTCAAGACCTCAGACGACTGGTTCAAATGGCTGACCGATAACGGCTACGACATCAAGAAGCCGGTCGCAGAGCACGAAGGCTTCAAGTACAACATCAACGATGTTTGCACCAATCCGCACGTAATCGGGTATTCCGTAGAGGGTGCAGACAACATCGGATGGAAGGTAACGACCGCCAAGACGCAGTTCGGCTGGGTATGGGGGTACTGCATTAGCCTTTCCGGCTTCAGAACTTCTTATTCTGCAGCCTATCCGAGCCGATACGACAAATGGGAAATCTTCTACGAGACGGAGATGCAGGCTACGTATGACGCTCTCAACTTCATCATACGACAGCTTGAGGGCAGAAAGCCACAGAACAAAGAAACCAAGGTGATGGCTTGGGCAGCAAAGAAGAAGCGGGCAGACATCGTTCATCCACAGATGGAACTTTTTAAATAGTTATCTATGAACAGAGTTAATAATATCATACTTGTCCGTGAATGCGGTCTTCATCATCTGTCAGTTGGCGACAGAGACATCTGGCTGGCAGATGATGAAATCAAGGCACTCGAATGTATCCTAAAGGATTACAATGCGGACACGAACAATTTTAAGTAGTTGAAAAATGAAGAAGATAGAAATCATCACGGACAGCCACCGCCATCACGTTTTCGTTGGCAACACCGACTTCTGGCTCGATACCCTGGAGCTGGTGGAACTGTACAAGAAACTGGGACGTGTCAAGCTGTAGCAGACAGAAGAAACAAGAGTAACAAACAATAAAAAACATTCAGATTATGGAACAGAAAGATATTGATATTTATGAGATTTTGAAGGGTGTGCCTGCTGGTACCAAGTTATACACGAAAATGTGCGGAGATGTTGAGCTTACTTATATTGCACTGAACAAGGAATTTAAGAGAGCAATCTTGGTTAAGAATAAGACGGGAGAGTATACCTTAAACAAGAACGGCAGATTTACGGAGGAAGGCGAAGTAATGCTTCTCCCATCCGATAAAATGAGAGACTGGAGCAAGTTTGCCTGGAAGAAGGGAGACGTGCTGGTTACCGAAGATGGTAATGCGCATATTATCTTCGAGAAGTTTACAGATGATACTTACACAATTTTTGCTGGTAAGTATTATTATTGCAAAAATGGCAAGAAAGGATATACTTACCTCAGAGAATGTGATAACGCCATAACAGAAGAATTCACTCTAGAAACCGAGGATGCAGCCAAGACCTACATCGGATTCATCGAGAAGAGATTGGGCGGAAAGCTGAACCGTGAGACCCTTGAAGTAGAGGAGCAGAAGAAGCCAGCGTTTGAAATCGGAAAACTATACGTTTTCAATGAGGAAGACGAGGACGGAGAGCTGACCATCATCGGCAAGCTCATCGGCAAGGACGAAAGCGAGGACACTTTGTCATTCGGCAACCAGTACGAAATCGAGAACGAGAAGTTCGTGACCGACCAAGCCTTCGACCTGCGTATCAGCGTACACGATGAACTTCGAGAAGCAACAGAGGACGAAGCCATCACGTTCCAGGAGGCTTGCACCCTATGGGAGAAGAGCAAGGAAAAGAAGCGCAAGGAGCAGCCAGCTTTCAAGCCTTTCGACAAGGTGCTGGTAAGGAGCAGAAAGAAATTCAATTGGTATCCAGCGTTCTTTGTTCGTGATCGTGGAGAGAAGTTTGCGAGTAGATATACCGCCTTGGTTATCCACGTCGGTACAGTAGAAGACTTCGTTCACTGTATTCCATACGAGGGGCACGAGAATATTGCCTTTACTGACTACGACATCGAGGACCTTCCATTCTAGGACGTATGGCGAGCGAACTGTTCAAGGCTTGCGAGGGAGGGCGGAACTGCATAAACGGCAGGTACTGCCCAACTCGCAGGCGATATGTTGAACACCAAGACATCAGGGAATGCAATGGGAAGAAAGAAGAAATACACTGACGAGGAACTCAAAGAGCATAATCGTGAGAGAGCGCGCAGATACTACGCCCTGCACCGTGACGAGATGATGAGGAGGAACCTGGAATGGAGAAGGGCAAACCCCGACAGAATCAGAGAGTACGGGAAAAGGCAGTATGAAAAGCGCAGGGTCTCCCAGTACAACTATGAGTATTACCGCAAGAACCGACAGAGATTGATTGAGCTTGCGAGCGACTGGAGAAAGGCGAACCCCGAAAAGGTCAAGGGCTACAACGACAAGCAGAAGGAGCTGCGGAAGATTGAAGCCGAAAGAAAGAAGCTGGATAGGGTAAGCCTGGAAGCGCAGGCTTCCATTTTCCGTGATCCGCAGGCGGCAGAGCACTTCAAGTGGCTTGCAGAGCGTGTAAGGAGAAAGAAGGAGCAATCCTTGTCCCAGGCGGTAAGATAAGTACTTAACCAGCGAATGAATGCCGCAAACGGCAAACAATATAAAGTTTAACACATTTGAGACCGTATCGTTTGCGCTCAATGTAATCACTTAAATTATTAATCTGGCAACTCGGAAAGACGAGAGTCGTCCGGCATTCATTCCGATAAAAAAGAAAGCGAGGTGGAACACGAAGAAATGAAATAACAGAAGACAGCTAAGTGCAGGAATCCCGAAACAAGGAACATCGGGAACCTCCTGCAACCAAAAGAGGGGGTGTTTGTGGAATAAACTCATTCGGTACGAGATATTCTTTATTTTGCATATCGCCAGGCACTCCCTCGATTTTTCCGTTTTAAGCCTGCAAGACGATGAAAGGAGAAGGGACTATAGGGTAGAGGATAGGAATAGTAGGGAGCTAGCGCACAAGCGCACACACGCACGTAGGATTCAGCAACACGAACAACTACCCACAGACACAGAGATAGCGGCTTAGAACGAAAATTTCAAGAAAATAACAAAAAAAGAAAATCAAAAATAAAACAAAAGTAAAACGAAATGGAAAAAGGAACAGTTATAATCGGCATCGACCCAGACATCAAGGAAAGCGGTGTCGGAGCAGTATTTGACGACAAGAGGTTTCTCGCCTATAAAATGAACTTCCCAGCTTTGATAGATTACCTCAAGGCAATGAACGAGAGCTGCAAGAAGGTAAAGGTCGTTATTGAAGGCGGCTGGCTCAACAAGAGCAACTGGCACGTACTAAACAGATTTATGACGGCAGTCAAGGCAGCAGCCATCGGACGCTCAACCGGGATGAACCATCAGACCGGAATCCTTATCGTAGAATGCTGCGAGCATTACAATATCCCCTACGAGATAATCAAGCCATTAAAGAAGTGCTGGAAAGGAAAGGACGGAAAAATAACACAAGACGAAATCGCCTACTTCATCAGCTCAGACGGAAAGCTCCCGAGAATGAACCAAGACCAGAGAGACGCACTACTCCTCGCCTGGGTGTGTGCCGGATACCCGGTCAAGGTCAAGCCAAAGAAACAAGAGACAACCCTGCAGAAGACCATCAGAGCCTTTGACGGATGGAATGTTGATAAAAGTTAAAAGTGCACGAAGAACGAACAACTAAAGCGAAAAAGTCGTATCTTTGCGCCAATGTTTATAAAATAAGCAGTTTTTAGAACTTAAAACAAGAAGAAAATGAAAACAGAAGAAATCGCACTATCGAGGGTCAGCGAGAACGAAGCGAACCCGAGAACCATAACAGAGGCGAACTTCCAAAAGCTGGTAAAGAGCATCCTCGTCTTCCCGAAGATGCTCCAGCTTCGCCCGATAGTCGTGGATGAGACCTACAAGGCACTGGGTGGCAATATGAGAACGAGGGCACTCTGCCACATCGTGAGTATGACACCCGAAGCCATTATGGACGTTCTCGACACCGACCTGCGACTGACCGATGCAGAGAAGCTGGCAATCGCTAACTACTGGAGCCAGTGGAAGGAGCAGCCGACTGCAACCATCGTCAAGGCATCAGACCTCACGGAAGCACAGAAGAAAGAATTCATCATCAAGGATAATGCAGGTTTCGGAGACTGGAACACAGAAGCACTGGCGAACCAGTTCAGCGACCAGCCGCTGACGGACTGGGCAATCCCGCAATGGATTCTTGGTATGGCAGAAATGAGCGATGAGCAAAAGCAGGGGGGCAACACTCCAACGGAAGGAGAAGGAGCACCGAAACCAAGCCTAGTGGATAAGTTTGTCGTTCCTCCCTTCTCAATCCTAGACACACGCCAAGGCTACTGGGTTGAGCGCAAGAAGCAATGGCGTGCCATCGTTTCCAGCAAAGACATCGGGGCAAGCCGTGAACAGACCCTCGTCCGTTCCAAGGAAATGCGATACAAGGAACTGTACAGCAAGAGCGAAAAGTTCAGAAAAGAAAAAGGCATCTCTTTCGATGAGTATCTCGAGAACTACGTATCGCCCGAAGAGAAAGCCAAGGCAGACCGTAGCGTATTGGCGCAAGGTACAAGCCTTTTCGACCCAGTACTGGCAGAAATCATTATGCGATGGTTCTGCAAGCCACACGGAAAGATTATCGACCCATTCGGAGGGGAACAGACCAAGGGCGTTGTCGCTGGTACGCTGGGCTACGACTACCAAGCCGTGGAAATCCGCAAGGAGCAGGTCGACATCAACACAGAAGCGACCAAGGACTACGGAAGCGTGAAATATTTCTGCGGTGACTCTAACAACATCGGGCAGATAATCAAAGACAGCGATTTCGACCTCTGCTTCACCTCGCCACCATATTACGACCTCGAAGTCTATAGCAAGGAGGATATGAGCGCACTCGGCACATACGAGGAGTTTATGAGCCAGTACGAGAACATCTTCAAGCAATGCGTGGATAAGATGAAGGACGGTTCATTCCTGGTTGTCAAGATTGGAGAGGTGCGAAACAAGAAGAACGGAGAGTACCGAAATTTCGTTGGCGACAATATCTCCACCTTCCTGCGGCTCGGTCTTCACTATTATAACGAACTTATCTTGATCGAGCAGGTCGCGTCCCGATGCCTTAGAGCAGACGGTGGAATGAAATCGCGCAAGACACAGAAGTGCCACCAGAACGTGCTCGTGTTCTATAAAGGCGAAATGGACGAAATCAAGAAGACGTTCGAGGATATGCGACAGCCCGAAAAGATGCACTCCAACGTTCTGGTATTCTACAAGGGCGACCCGAAACACGTTCAAGACCATTTCCAGCCTATCGAATACAACGAGGAAGAAGCGCAACAGCTTGCGGACACCTTCAACAGCGTAGCACCGCCAGCAGGCGAGGAAGAGCAACCAGCAGAGAAAGGAGGGCAGGATGGACAAGGCACAGACGATTGACATCAGCAGAAGTGCGAAGACTATCCGTGCCCACATCATCAAGCGGCACATGGAAGAGAACCACATCGACCGCTGCGTCTGCTTTTCCTGTGGCAACGCATCAAGAGCCATCAAGGATGCCGGAATCCCCTGCGTGGAAATATCGCCCGGTGGCGACCTGAGTGCGAACCGCTGGTGGAGTATGAACGAGATACGCAACACCTTCCCCGATTCCTTCGATGCAACGAGCGGACACCTGCCAATGGATATGATGAACCAACTGGCAGCAGAATACAGAATCATCCTTTCCGACACCATCAAGGAGGGGCACACCTACACCATACCGACTGGCAGCGGTGAGACCGTCATCTGCTTGAGGATGGCTTTCCCTAAGTCGCGGTTCATCGCCCAATGGGATAACCAAGACCCAAGCTGCGAGTACTCAGACCAAGCACCGATGGCGCAACTGGTAAAAGCCACCGGGGAATGGGAGATAATAAACGGATGAGACGATATGCGGGCGTATGCGGCACGTTCTCAAGCTATGCGCATAACTAAGCGTGGTTGAAACGTTCGAGCCGTGTGCGCAAAATTCGCACAAAATAACCTCCAAGGGAGCGGAAACGAAAAAAGGCAGGAGTTTAACCCCTGCCCATCGCCTTGAGAATACACTGGTTGATGAAGCCGCTGCGGTCTTTCTTATCGACCCCTGCCAAGATGTTAGCCACGTCCTCGGTAGCACCGAAATAGAATGTCGCAGCGTATTTCTTCGTTCGCCCTGCACCCTTGCGAGCACCTCCCCAAGGTTTAGAGGTAGTTTCATTCGTAGTACTCATAATGTTAAAAATTTGGTGATATGAAAATTAATTCGTAAATTTGCAAACGAAATCCCAAAGTGGGGTGGTGGTTCCAGCACCACCCCTTGGAATAATCAAAAACCTCAGAGCTCAATCGTGAAGGTTATTTTGATTTTCCAAATCCTAATCGAAATGTAAGTTCTCATAAGGCTTTGGGATTTCATTTTACCTTTCCCTCATCCTCGGAGGGTTCCAGTAAATAAGGACTCTTCCCTTATTACGTTTGCAAAGATACGAAATTTATTTGAAATATGCAAGTTTTTCAAGATGAATTTTTATAAAAAATCAAGTAAATTTCAAGAAATCAAAATATGCCACAAGGTAACAACAACAAGCGAAGGGCGCAGCGCATTGACATAGAGAATCGCCTGCAGATTATCGCGCCATTATACCGCAAGGGATGGACGGAGCGAGAAATCACGGCAGAGGTTCGCAAGCGTCTCGACAGCCCGAAGTACAACCAGGCACACTGCGACATTCAGCGGTTATTGAAGGAGTGGAGGGAAGAGAGACTGACCGACACCGATGCAAAGATTACGAGCGAGGTCGCAAGGTTGAAGCTGGTAATACGTGAAGCCTGGGATGCGTGGGAGAAATCAAAGGAAGATTACCACGAAAAGAAATCGAACCAGCAGGGACTGCCAGTCGTAGATGAGCGAGGGAGGCAGGTTGCCATCGAGACCATCAAGGCGGTAATGTACGATGCAGAGAAGCGAGGATTCGGAGAACCACGCTACCTCGACATCATCATCAAGGCTGAGACGCAGATTTGCAAGCTGCTCGGACTGGATAAGGTCGCTCTTGATTTGAACGCAGGATTCCAAGGCGGCATCGAGGTACGCTACATCAATTCGGGGCACGAATGTGCATCCAGCGAGCAGGAAGTAATCGAGCGTGAAGGATTGGACAAGGAATAATTTAACTATAATTTTTGTTTTAAGTTTTTATTGTTTGAAAGAATGGCACTATTTGACGTTATTGGTGAACTTTATGAGCCGAATGCGGACGTGAAGCCAAGGTTTCTCGTGAACCAAGGCGGTACGTCCTCGGGGAAGACATACACCATTATGCAGCGTCTTATAGTGCTTTCTTTTGAGCATCCGATGGCAATCATCACGGTGTGCGGTCAAGACCTCCCGAACCTAAAGGTGGGAGCAATGCGAGACCTCGATACCATCCTGCACACAAGGGCAGAGCTGCTGGACTGGTTCAAGAACAACAAGAGCGACAGCAGCTACCGAGGTAAGAACGGTTCAATCATCGAGTTCAAGAGTTACCAGGATGCGCAGGATGCCAAGAACGGTAAGCGAGACTACCTGTTCGTGAACGAGGCGAACGGTGTGCCCTACGAAGTGTTTTGGCAGCTAGCCATCCGAACCCGAAAGCAGGTGTTCATTGATTACAATCCAAGTGCAAGGTTCTGGGTGCACAACAACATCATCGGAAGGGATGACTGCCGTTTGATACTGAGCGACCACCGAAACAACCGATTCCTTACTGAGCAGGAGCACAAGAAGATTGAAGAGATTGACGACCCCGAGCTGTGGCGAGTTTATGCAAGAGGACTGACCGGAAAGATAACCGGTCTTATCTTTACCAACTGGGGCATCGTTGACAAGCTGCCACCAAGGGAGGAGTGGAAGATGGAATGCAGGGGGTTGGACTTCGGATTTACCAACGACCCGACAGCAGTGGAGCACCTTATATTGGCGCACGGAGAGTTGTGGGTGGACGAAGAAATCTACCAGCCCGGAATGACGAATGACGACATCGCAGACCGATGCAAGGAAAACGGACTGACAAAACGAGACCTTATCATTGCGGACTCTGCAGAGCCTAAGAGCATTAAGGAGATACACAACCAAGGTCTGTGGATAATCGGCAGCACCAAAGGCAAGGACAGTATCAACAACGGAATCGACATTTTGAAGCGTTTCCGCATCAACATAACCAGACGCAGCCACGGCATCATCGGGAACATGCAGCAATACAAGTGGAAGAAGTCAAGGGATGGAGAGACCACGAATCAGCCTATAGACGCATTTAATCACGGTATAGACGCAATACGATACGTAGCTTTGAAGAAGCTATCCGTTGCAAGCCACGGAACGGCTAGGGCGCACGTATTGAGACAATAACTACGACAAAATTATAAAGCGTATGGATAAGAACACCACATTCAAGTACTGGCTGGCAGTGGCAAGGCACACCAGCTACAAAATCGGCAAGCAGCCACGACCTGCATTTGTCGGAGGAAAACAAGTGCCCGGCAATCTCAACCAGCTATCCATCGGGCAGCTGATTGACCTTTCCCAGCTATCCGACAGCGAGGAAAGTCTTTATCAGATAGTAACAACCGTCCTCGGTCTGAGCCACAAGGAAGTGGAGCAGGCTAGGGCGGTTGATGTCGTTATGCTCATCGGCTGGGTCACGGCAGAGGTGGAGCGCATCAACAAGCTCTTCGAGAGCACCGACACAGCGAAGCCAACACGACTGGAGAAGGAGGCAGGCATCGACACCCTGCGCTTTGGTTTGTTCGGCATGCTGGATTGGTATGCAGTGAGGATGGGCATCAGCGACCACGACCAGGTATTGAAGACACCGTGGCTCCGCATCTACAAGTGTATGGAGATGGACAACAAGAGAAGTCTCTACGAGCGGAACCTGCAGAAGTTGCAGGCGGAGGAGATGAAACGTAAATCCAGATAATTATGGCAACAATCAGAGAAACATTGAAACAGTTGGCAGCAGACACGCTACCAGACTACACCTACCTTTTCGAGGACTGGGAAACAGCAGACACCAAGCTGGAGAAGCTGAGCTACCCAGCCATCGTGTGCATCATACCAGCCAGCGGCACGACAGAGATACGCAACGGCAGGGTTTACGACACCGTGAACGTTGCCCTGGCTTATCTCGACACCGTACCGAGGGGAGCGGAAGGAGAAGACAACGGAGAGTGCATCGACCGAATGAAGGTGGCAGGGGCAAGGATGATACGAGCCATCAACCAGTCGCACCAGTTCGAACCGCTGGAGGGGCAGCAGTACTACGAGACCATCATCGAGCGGCTGAGCACGATCGTGTCGGGCGTAATGTACTCCCTGCAACTGACACAGAGCATAGGAGGGTGTGTTGTATGAGCAAGGGAGGAATACAATTCGACCCCAAGGCGGCATCGCTGATAATGAGGGAGGAAGTGGAGAGAGCACGGCAGCTTATCATCAACCACATCAGAATCAACGGACAAAACGCATCGGGGCGCACCATAGCGAGCCTAAAGGTGGAGCAGCCCAGCGAGGATGAAACCATCCTTTGGGGACACAAGCCATTCGGAGTACTGGAGACCGGACGAAGGGCAGGAAAGATACCATACGGCTTCCGTGGCATCATCCGCCAGTGGATGAAGGATAAGGGACTGCACGGTACATCTATCCCTTACAAGACCCAGCGACCGCACAAGTACACACCGCAAGAGCGTGGCGATATGAGTATGGCAGGGGCAATCGCCCACACCATCGCCAACAAGGGTTCTAGGCTGCACCGCACTGGCGGCAGGGCTGACGTGTACAGCAACGTTGTGCCCGATACGATGAAGCGGTTGGGGCAGAGACTTATTTTCTTAATCCACCAGTCGGTGGGAAGTATAAAACTAAACAATGAGACGGTATGAGACAGACAACGAAAAACGGCATCACGATTAAGTATGCGGACGCTGTAGGCTTCGCTTTCCTTCCCTGCATCATCAAGGCGAGCGGCTCGGGCGTTGCGAGCATCGAGACAACCATCAGCAGGGAGACCAGGGCGCACACGTACAGCGTGGAAGCGTTTGCAGATAACTGCATTATGGACTACCGGGAATATGTGCAGGCACTCTTCGATGGCATCAGCTTCGGAAACCTTGACTACACAAAGGTGAGCCAGCAGAGCAAACTCGGGGCAGCGTTCAATATTTCCGTGAAGGTCAAGAACAGCGAGGGGAGCGACATCGCGACATTCAGCTACACGACCTTCTACGTGTGGGGAGCGATGAGGGCAGGCGAGATTTGGAACGGACACAAGAAGCTGACATGGTTCACGCATTTCCCATTCTCCTTTGGTTTTTATCTCAATGCGGCTTCCCAGATTCTTGTCGGCTATGAGGGAGCACCAAACAAGTTAGTTAAGCCGAGCATCGCTGGCATCGTGGACATCAATTCCAGTGTTCTGCCAAGCAAGGCGAGGTACTGGAACATCTACGACTACGATGGCAAGATAGAGCTGGGAACGTTCACGGACGTTTTCGACCTTACCTTTGCGATGGCGAGCGGTGGCAAGCAGTCTCTCCTTGCAAGGATAGAAAGGAACGACACGGAGAAGGGCATTTATCTTCGGTGGGTTGACCGACACGGCTTTTACCGATACTGGCTATTCACGCAAGGCGATGAGAGCAGGGCGATAAGCAGCGACACCAGCTTCATTCGCAACAACCTCGGAGAGTATGACGATACGATATTCGGCTACCTCGGAGCGAACGGCAGAAGGCAGGGCTACAGCAGGGAGGACACCATACCGCTCTGCGCACCGCTTGTGGACAGCGAGACGTTCGATTTCCTGCAAGACGTAGCAAGCAGCCCGGTCGTTGATATGTACCTCGGGGACAACAACTGGCAGAGCGTGACAATCAAGGCAGGAACGTACACCAAGACAACGGCAGAGTTGCAGGATTTCGTCTGCAACCTGGTTATTAACAATACACAGATTCAGCAGCTATGACAGACCAGCAATTATACATTGACGGCATCTTGATGGATATGAGCGATGAAACGGCAATCACGCTCGACATCAAGAGCAATCTTTTCCGTGACATTACGAAAATGACCGCCAACACAACATACACCATCAACCTGCCCAAGACAGCGCATAATATGGCTGTGCTGGAGTTTGCCGGGAAACCGAGCACCAGCAGCAAATACCCCTATATTTTCCACACAGCACGTTATTTCCGTAACGGACTGGAGATTATCCGCAACGGAAGGGCAAGCGTCCTGAGCGTAAAGGAAACCATCGAAATTTCGATTTATTGGGGATTGTTCCAGGCATTGGCAACGCTGCAATCGTCCGACTTGAAGCTGAACGAGCTGAATTGCACGAAGCATATTCGGTTCAACAGAAACAACAGCTCCTACACCTACGAGAAGGCGATTTCCGAGGGAGTTTTTTATGGAACCTATGACGCTGCAGCGGTCAAGACATCAAGCGAGGAGTGGCAGGGCTATGACCACAGCGTTGGAGGAAACAGCAACACGACATATTCACTCGTTGACGGTAAGATAAGAACAGGAACAGAGGTCGGGAAGTACGTGTCGGGCGAGGTGTTGACCGATGAGACCTACTTTTGCGCAATCATACCTTTCGAAGCCGGAATGAGAGCGACCATCAGCAAAGTGTTGGGAAAGGGGGACTATCGAACCTGGGCAATACTAGACACAAACAAGAACATCGTGAGCCTTGCTGCGGATGCAGGAACAACCGAGGCGGAAACCAATCCTACCATACCAGCACCCGACCCGATTTTGCCAGCAACAATAGGTGCAGGCATCCTTTGCGCCAGTGGAGACACGAAAACAGCTATGACGACTATCAGCATCCGATTTGCACTGATGGACGAAGCACCAGCAGGGCAGGTGGAATACGGAAGCTACGACCCTGCAACTGGATTTGCAGAAGCCTGGGGAGTGGAAGACATACCAGCAGACAATGGTGGAACAGAAATCACGGTGAACGTAACCAAGTATAAGCAGGCTGGAAGGCTCATCTACGTGAAGCCATCAAAGAGCGGAATGCTCTACTGGATAGCAGGCGAAGGTTCGGAAAGCAACTACTACGTATCGGGCGGAACACAATACAAAACATCGAGATTCGCACCATACAGCGTGAAGTACACCAGCGAGAGTGAGCCAATCGATATAGACCTTCAAGCACCAGCCACGGCAGAGTGGCTGGTCATCAACGCAATCAAGGAATACAGCACTGGCACGACCATTCAAGTTAAGAGCGAGACGGAGAACCGGGCGAAAGCCAGCAGCAGGGAAGTACAGACTTCTTCGGGCGGTGGCACGTTTGGCGGTGGCGGTTCATTTGGTGGAGGTGGCTCTTTTGGTAATGCCGACAAGGGAGCAATCCAGCCAAGCGTGACGGCACAATATATCCTAGACCTTATCACGGCACAGACCGGGGTTGCATTCGGATGGAGCAGCAAGGCGAAAGAAACCATCAAGGGGCTTGCTGTCCCATTGATTACAAGGAAGGCAGATGCACAGACGGTAGTAGGCAGCTTTGAGGGTACTTTCATCGCAACAACGAACCTCGGCATTCTCGGATTCCAGCCAACGAGCCTATCGGAGGTCTTCGAGGGACTGGAACTTGCGACCAGATACAGCCAGCTGAAAGTTAAGATTGCCTGCACGATGATTTTCGATGTTCAGATGAACTGGTCGTGGGACGCATCGAATGCACGCCCGAATGGGCATATCGGAAACTCTTACGAAGGCTCTATCGAATGGAACGGAGTATATCAGTATGATCCTTGCTACGTTGAAATCAAGGTTGTTTCAAAGCATACGAGCGACCAAGAGGAAAGCGAGTACACCAAGACATACATCGCAGGCAAGGAGATAGAAAAAGATGATGCTTATTCTAGAACGTACATTACAGACTACGACTCGGACAAGGTGAACGGACGGTTCATACACCTTGCAGCAGGACGAGGGGAGATTCAACTTGAAGAGGGCGACATCGTGACCTTCGAGTTCAAACACTACGGAAAGGGAACCTTGCGAGGGCTGCGTGGGTACAACGGACGCATTTCTGCAAGCATCAGTCAGAGCGATGAAGTACCCTACGGAGGTAATTTCCCTATCGGCAAGAACCTACCCGACATCAAGGTGACGGATTTTCTTAAATGTATCTGCATTCTGACATCAACGTTCCCAAGCCAGCGATTCACCGATGGAAGACTTGCGTTTGCGGACATCGTGAGCCTATGGGAAGCCAAGGCGCAAGCGGTGGACTGGACGAAGAAGCTCATCCCAAGCGAAGCCTGCAACCATCCAAGGCAGACCGATTTCAGCGTAGAGGACTATTGCCAGCATAACATCTACAAGTGGAAGGAAGACGATACCGTCTTTCAGAAGCACGATGCGGATATGGAGATAGACAACAAGACGCTGGAATATACGCAGGACGTTTGCACGCTTCCATTCGCAGCCACGGACGGAAACCGCATACCGATATACGAGTGGGAGAGTACGCAACGCTACTTTGGTAGAACTACGTTAACAGTACAGACAGCTACAAAGTACAAGGCATGCAAAGACCGAATCGTGAATCTTACAAAGGACGATGCCGGCTATGCGGCATTGGCTTTCAACATCGACCTGCAAGGTATCTTCGACAGCAAGCTGGAAAAGTTGAGAAAGACGGTGGCGAACCCGCACCAGATAACGGAACGTTTCAACCTTTCCGATTTGGAGATACTGAACTTTGACGAAACGAAGCCAGTGTACCTTGCCCAGTACGGAGCATATTTTTCTGTTCTCGAAATCAAGACAACAAACAGCGGATATTGCGAGGTTACAATGATAGAGTTGAACAACTAAAAAGAACGAACTATGGTAAGTGAAGATAAACAGCAGATTCTTGACATCAAGGTCAAGTACGAGGATGCAATCTATGGCATCATCAGATACAAGGAGAAGATAGACCAGCTAAAGCAATCCATCAAGGACTTGCAGCAGCAGGAAAAAGACAAGACCATCACGACCAACGAGATGAAGGTGCAGACGGAAGCCATCAACGCAACCATCAAGGAGTACCAGTACAACGTGCGTGCCTTGCAGAAGGAAATCCAGAACAACGTGCGCACAGAGAACGAGCAGGAGGGCAGTTTGAAGCAGCTGCGTGCCCAGCTTTCCAATGCCACCAAGCAATACGATGAGATGGCAAAGTCAGAGCGTGAGGGAGCGAAGGGGCAAGCACTAGCCAAGCACATAAACGAGATAACGGAAAAGCTGAAACTGGCAGAGGAGGAGACGCAACGATATTATCGCAACGTTGGCAATTACTACAACTCGATGATGCAAGCAGCAGATGACCTGCAGGGGACGGAGTTCTTTGGTATGGATATTGTCAATGATACCGAGGTTAGCAACATCATCAAGCTGGCGCAGAATATGGATGGACTGACAGGCAAGCTGAAGGCGTTCGGTAAGACCGCAATCGGCTTGGTTATGAATCCATATTTTGCAGCACTCGCTGGCGTTGTCGGTGTTGGTATGACATTTAAGTGGTTCTATGACTACAACAAGGGATTGATGGAAGCCACACGACTGACAAGGGAGTTCACTGGCTATACTGGCGAAGCTTTGGAAACGATGAGGAACAGCATCGCAGCCACAGCGGACACGATGGGAAAGGATTTCAAGGACGTTCTCGGAACGGCTGACAACCTTATGGCTAATTTCCATCTATCGGGCGAGCAGGCGATGGATGTAATCAACAAGGGCTTTGCGAGCGGTGCAGACCTATCGGGCGATATGTTGCAGAAGATACAGCAGTATGCGCCTACCTTCCACGATGCAGGAATATCGGCAGACCAGCTTGTGGCGATATTGCAGCAGACCAGAAGCGGCATTTTCAGCGATAAGGGTCTAGACATTATCACTATGGCTAGCAAGAAAATCCGTGAGATGAGCAGCGGAACGGCTTCAAGCCTTGACGCTATCGGCATTTCATCAAAGCAGGTGCAGCAAGACCTAGCCAACGGCACGAAGAACACATTCGACATCATACAGCAGGTAGCTTCGAAGATGAAGAACTTTGGAGCGGACAGCCAGCAGGTTGGAGATATACTGAAAAACGTCTTCGGAAAGCAGGGAGCGCAAGCAGGTATTCAGCTTATCGAACAGCTCGACACGATGAGCACCAGCCTTGATGAAGTGAAGAAGCAGACTGGAGCGTGGGGAGATGTGCAGCTGGAGAACATCAAGTTACAAAAGGAACTGAACACCTATATGAGTTCTATGTTCGATTTCAGTCAAAAGGGCTTTGCATCAATCATCACGGCAGGAAAACAATTCGGAACGAAGGTGCTCATTCAGATAATGAAGGGTTTGTTCAACACCATCAACTACTTCATCGACTGGTACAACGATAGCCTTCTTTTGCGTGGAGTTATTCAGACACTTGGAGCTGCTTTTCGTGGAGTTTGGTCGGTAGTTAGAGGCGTGGCAAACCTTATCATCGATGCAATGAAACAAGTCGGAAGAAGCCTAAAGGGTGCGCTCGATATATTGGAGGGTATCGTAACGTTCGACCTTTCAAAGGCACAGCAGGGATTCAAGGAGATATTTGACCTTTCCAAGTTTATCAAGGAAGGATGGAATGATATTAAGCAGACTGGCGCAGACTTTGGAAACGCATTCGCTGACGGATACGAGAACGCAGTGAACGGAAGACTGAACCATCTGAAACTTGCGAACCTAGACGGTGGAGCGACCAGCAGCGAGCCAGTGAACGGAAACAAGGGAACGACACCAGCCAAGGGCAGCACCACCAAGACCAAGGCACAGAGAGCCAAGGAGAAAGCGGAAGCCAAGGCAGAGGCAGAGCGCAGAAAGAAGCAGGAAAAGGAATTGCAGGAAGCGATTGCGCTTATTCAGTACAAGTACAACGAGCAAGTAATGGACGCAAAGAAGCGATACCTCGCAGGTATGTACGACAACGAGCGAGACTACAGCAACGACCTGGAGCAGCTGGAGAAGGATATGGTGGCACGAAGCATTGACGCATACGTTGCGGCTGGAGAGATAGGAGCGGAAAAGGCGCAAGAAATGCAGGCTAAGCTTCTCGACATTATGATTAAGGCGAAGGCGGACTTGAAGAGCCAAGCCAAGGAGATAGTCGATGCCATCAACCAGGAGTTCGAGGATGCGGAGAAGAAGCGCAGGGATGCGGACATTATGAACGGTGGCACTGGAGAGGAAGACGATGCAGTCAAGTTGGAGAGATACAAGGCTTTCCTAGAGCAGAAGCTAGCAATGACCCAAGAGAATGTTGAAGCACAGAAGCAACTACAGCAGGAACTGCACGATACAACTATTGAGTTGCAAGCTGACGAAAACAAAAACAAGCAACAGAAACTTCAAGAGCAGAACCAAATGATAGCCGATTATATCGGGGCAATCGGTGATGGTTTGGCTGCGTTTTTCGAGAGCCAGGATCTGACTTTTCATAATTTCCTCAAAACCATGCTGACAACCTACCTAGATGCGATAGAGAAGCAGATAACTACGTCTTATGCAGCTATTCTTGCAGATAGTATTCTTCATGGCGGATGGGCAGGAGTTGCAAGTGCAGCAGCCAAGCTTGCTTTAATCAAGGCAGCGTTTGCAGCAGCCAAGGCAGCAGTCAAGGGATTCTCCACTGGTGGCTACGTCCAAGGCTCGGGCACTGGAACGAGCGACAGCATTCAGGCAAGGCTATCCAATGGCGAGAGCGTAATGACCGCCAAGGCGACATCGATGTTCAGCCCGATATTATCCGCATTCAACCAGCTAGGAGGTGGTGTTCCTATCGTAGTTAACAACGGAGGCAGCAATATCGGTATGGATATGCTGGCGGCAGCGGTAGCAAGAGGGTATCAGATGGCTCCCCAGCCAGTAGTGAGCGTGGAGGAGATAAACAGAACCCAGCGGAGAGTGCAGACGATAGAGAATATCGGCAGGCTCTAATGGTGTTGTTATTTTATCAAGATTTGCGTTCTGAGCGGTTTTTGGTCGAAGTCGGTAAAGTTATACACCCAAGGCAGTAAAAGCCGCTTAGAGCGCAAATTTTCAGCTTGTTTAGGAAAATTAACTGTTTGTGAGATAAACATATCGAAAATAATCGTATCTTTGCAGCGTTTTAAAACTTAAAAATAACGTTTCAATGGCAAAACTACGAATATACAACGACATCGACAGCCAAGACAACAAGTTTTGGTATCAATGGTTTGGTGGTGACTGCGTGTGTTTTCAAGATATAGATGCTTTTGCGGCAAGCATACCGAAGGATGATGATACCATCGATATGCGTATCTTCTGCAATGGCGGCTCGGTTGTCGAAGGCTGGGCAATCTACGACAGACTGCGACAGAGCGGCAAGAAGATAACCTGCACCATTGAGGGCAAGGCTGCTAGTATGGCAACAATCATTATGCTGGCAGCACCAAAGGAGAGCCGCAAGGCATACGAGAACGCTGCCTTTCTCCTGCACAATCCGTGGATTCCTGGCTGGTGTCTGGGCGACCAGCTGAACGCAAAGGACTTGAAGAACCAGGGCGAGGAAATGCAGATGTGGCAGGACAAGATGGTGGACGCATACGTAGAGCGGTGCGGGTGCGACCGGGAAGAGATTCAAGCCTTGATGGATAAGGACATCTTCATCAGCACCAGCGAGGCTTTGCGCCTAGGTCTTATAAGCAGTACCGTTGCACCAATCAGCGCAAGCGCATCGAAGCGCAACATAGAGCAATTCATTAATACAAAACAACAAAATCCAAAAGCAATGGAGAAGAAAACAGAAGTAAAGGCTTCTCTCCTCGACAAGATTCTCGCAAAGTTTGGCGTGAAGACACTGGAGGAAGCAGAGCAGGCTTTGGCAGAGCCACAAGCCAATGTAGAGCCACAAGCCAATGTAGAGCCAAAGGCAATGGAACTCAACACAGCGGACGGACAGACACTGACCGTTGAGCGAGAAGAGGGAGATCCGCAAGTTGGCGACAAGGCAAGTCCGGACGGAACGTTTGAAATGCCCGATGGCAAGACAATCGTTGTCGAGGATGGTGTAATCACCGACATTAAGACCGCAGACGACACCGACAATGAGGGTGGTGAAGGCGGTGAGGGCGGCAGCGCATCAAGCACCGACAACGACACCGTAGCCAAGTTGCAGCAGCAGGTAGCAGCACTCAAGCAGCAGTTGAGTGACACCAAGGCACAGCTGGCAAGCGCACAGAAACTTGCGAAGAGCAAGGAAGATATGCGCATCTTGAATGCAGTGAAGATGGCAGGCGGTGCGGAGAAGGTGCTGGCAGGCTACAGCAGCCACTACCAGCCAGCACAGCGACAGCCAAGCGGCAAGGGCGCAGGCGACAACGTGAACCCAGTCGATGAAGGCAAGAACGCCATCAAGGAGAGACTTGCCAAGCTCCACGGTAAGCGCAAGAAGTAACAAAGTATTAACCCATTAAATCAGAGGAAAATAATGGCAGGATTTACAAAACAGCAGCTTGAGAACCTTAAACTCGAGCCAGAAAACCTCGCAAGCATCAAGGATGCCGTGCAGGAAACCTTCTACAACGATGAAGACTTCTCTTCATTCGTGAACATTCAGAAGGTCAAAGAGAAAGACCCTATCGCTCTTCTCGGAGAGATGGAAATGGTCGGTAAGAAGGGTGGCGGTTGCGACCCTACCTACGAAGAGAAGGGAATCGCCAACTCTCAGAAGCGTTGGGAACTCGGACAGTGGGAGATTCCTATTAAGATTTGCTACGAGGCATTGAAGGGAACCATCGCTGAGTATTCATTGAAGACTGGTACAGCTATTGGCGACCTCACCAGCACCGACTTCATGACAATCTATGCCGATGCACTCCATCGAGCCATGCTGCAGATGATTTGGCGTTTCGGCTGGTTGGGTGACAAGGAGGCAGCATTGGCAGGTGAAGGTGGCGGCAAGCTGACAGCAGACTTAGATGTAAGTAATTTCAACGTCTGCGATGGTCTGTTCAAGCGCATCTTTGAAGCCACAGCGACCAAACATACAGCCATTGCAGCCAACAGCGAGACCACGGCAGCATTGCAGATTTCTGCATTGCGCAAGAATGGTGCGGCTACTACACTTGTAGACACCATCCTGATGGATGCAGACACACGTATCGTTGACGACAGCGATGCCGTATTGCTCATGACACGCTCGCTTGCTGACGCATTGACCTACGACCTCAAGAAGACCTACCACGACATTATGCCATGGGAGAAGTTGTTCGATGGCTTTGAAGTAGCGACCTACAACGGAGTGAAGATTGCACGTGTCGGCATCTGGGACAGAATGATTAAAGCATACGAGAAGGGCGAGACTACAGTCAACCTTCCACACCGCGCGGTATTCTGCAATCCGAAGCACCTTATGATTGGTACAGATGCAGACAATTTAATCAGCGACCTCGACATTTGGTTCGACCAGAAGGAGCGCAGAAACTATCTCTATGCTACAGGTAAGATTGGCACAGCTCTCCTAGAAGAGAATATGATCCATGCAGCTTACTAATCATCGCTCCAAATTTTCAGTTTAGTATTAGTCCTCAACACCGTTTTGTGGGTGTTGGGGATATAACAATTTTAAAAACGAATCAATATGGCAACAACTTGCGAGAGCCTTATCGCCCAGGACATCATCATCCCTTGCGAAGACCAGGTAACAAAGGGATTGGAGGGCGATGGACTTATCATCAACCGAGACGACATTGACTTCACTAAGTCTGTTGTCGCAGGTAATACAATTAAAACATTGGTCTTGAAGACTGGCAAGAAGGCATACGCCATCCGGCAGGAGGGCAGCAAGCCATTCACTGGAACCAAGACAGAACTTACCGTTGGTACGTACCGCAACAGCTGGAAGAACACCGTGGCAGTCGTTGTGCTGGCTAACACACCAGATGTTTGCGCAAATATCATTGACGGACTGGCGAACGGAAAGTTTGTCATCATCCTGCGCAACCTCTCAAAGGGAGCGGACGGAAAGGCAGAGTATCAGGTATTCGGATATGCGCAGGCACTGAAGGCAAGCGCAGGAGAAAACGACAAGTACTCAGACGATACCGAGGGAGGCTGGCTTATCACGCTGGAAGAGGAGAGCGTACCGAAGGCAGCTTACTTCTTCTTTGACACCGACAGCGAGACAACAGCAGCCAAGTACGCCAGTCTGACAACAGCAGCCGTAGGAGGTTAAGCCATGACCTACGAGGAAGCAACAGCCAAGGTCGGGGAGTTGAAGGCACGTTTCGACAGTCCATTTGATGCAACCGACAAGGCAGTTATAGAAACTCTATATTTCGAGGTGACACGCAAGCGGTTTGTACCGACAACCTGCCAGCAGTGTTACCACGATGCTTTGATTGAAATTTATCTAAAACTCAAAAAAGAAAAGGCTATGCCAAAGCAATGTAATTACGTAATGAAGGCAGGCTTCATCATTTCCTGCCCTGATTTCTACAATGGTAAGATTTTCACTAATGAGAACCTGACCGACAAGGTCGCGCACGAATATCTGACGAAGTACCCACAGATGGAGAAATACTTCCAAAAGATACCCAGCGAGGAACTCATCGAGAACAAGGAGCAGCCAGCAGGCAGCGACAAGAAGAAAGACCTCGACCAAGCCGAAAAAGCAGGCAAGGAAGAGTAATAAAACAACAGGTAAAACGACACAAGCAAGATGAACGTAAAGACAGTTAAGAAGCCGAAGCGAAGAATTGATATTGGCTACGTCAGCCGATTCAAGATGCAGGCATACGGATATGATAATCTATATCCGCAGAACCTCGCACGCATCACGGAAGCCAGCGGAACGGCAATGCTCTGCCTTAACCGCTACGCCCGGTTCATTGAGGGCTACGGCTTCGATAGCGATGTTATCGCAGCGTTAGCGATGAACCAGCAAGGGGACACGGCAGACGATTTGCTTCGAAACGTATCGGGCGACCTTGCGAGGTTTGGAGGCTTTGCCCTTCACGTGAACTACAACGTTCTCGGGCAGGTGTCGAGCGTGAGCCACGTACCCTTTGAAAATTGCCGACTGGAAGAGACGGACGACAAGGGGAACGTGGCGCACGTTTTGCTGCACCCCGACTGGGAGCAGAAGAAAACGAGGAACGGAAAGCGGTTGATGGTGAACGAGAAGACCATCGAGCGCATCAACACCTTCAATCCCGACCCCGACATCGTTCTTGAACAGATTGAGAACGCTGGCGGTATCGACAGCTACAATGGGCAGATTCTGTGGCAGAGCCTAGACGGAAAGTTTATCTATCCGACAGCCAGTTATGATTCTGCCATCACGGAGATTTCGACCGATGAGGGACTGAGTAACGTGAAGATGCGAAACGTGAGAAACAACTTCCTCGTCTCCTGCATGCTCGTAACCAAGAAGGGCGTGCCTAAGTTCAACGAGAAAGGCGAAGAGGTGGAGAGCGGACAGATGATTTCCGATGAAGACCTTTTGCAGTTCCAAGGGGACGAGAGCACAGCGAAGATTCTAGCTGTCGAGGTGGAGAACGAGGAAGACGAACCGAAGGTTGTGGCTTTCCCAACGAAGAACTTCGACAAGGAGTTTTCCGTGACCGATAGCAGCGTTATTGAGCGCATCTACGCCCAGTTCCACCAAGAACTCTTTTATTCAATCCGTATTGGCAAGCTGGGATTCAGCGGACAAGTGATGCAGGATGCCTACGAGTACTATGCTGGAGAGGTAACGACAGAGCAGCGTTTCATCGAGCGAGCCTTCAAGAAGATTTTCAAGAACTGGCACGACCCAGCCATTCAGAACCTAGACCCGAAGCTACAGCCGTTGAAGTATATCAGCAGCGAGGCGGCAGGGAATAATACGATAGATTAATTGATTGAGCCTATGGGAGAACCAAGAAAACAACTTATTACGGTTGAACAGTTCCGGGAACTGGCACGACCGACCAGCGCACACCTAGATGAGGATGAAGTGAACGCATACATTCGTGAATGCGAGGACACGAACATCATACCAGCCATCGGGTGGGAACGTTTCAAGGCAGCGACCGAGCAGGGAGAGTGGGATGATTCGGTATTGCCCGATTTCCAGCCTGCTGTCTTCCTGGATGGTGGAGAATACACCACCAAGAAGGAGGGCGATTGCAGCCAAGGCGAAACCAAGGTGCAGAAGTACACTAGCGGAATACGCAAGGCACTCGCTTATTTCACGTATGCGAGGCTTTTCCGTGCCGATGGTACAATTATAAGCCGAGCTGGTGGAATGCGCCACAGAGACGATTATTCAGACCACGTTCAAGACGTATCGAGCAACAAGCAGTACAACGACATCTTGGACATGGCAGAAAGATATTTATCAGATGCACTCGAATACCTCAAGGCATTCACCCCGGAAGGAGATGTGAAGCCACAGCGAGGAACGAGGGCACACATTCACGCAATAGGAGATTAATATATGGCAACAATAGACGAAATTAAACAGCAGGCGGAAGCGGTCAAGAACGCTACGCAGGTGGGCGAGAACACAGCCATGAGGGTAGGCGGTGCTCTCGCTGGTCTTGCGGATATTGCCAAGCAGCAGGACACCGAGCTTGGCAAGAAGGCAAATACTGCTGACGTTGATACAAAGTTTAGAGAAGAGAAGAAGCGTGTTGATGCCGAACTTGGCAAGAAGTTCGACAAGGGGAGTGTTGCCCAAGAGTTTGGTGATTCTGAGGATAAGGTAGTCTCTCAGTTTGCTCTTCCTTTCCGAGAAATAGAGTCTCCAGAGTTCTTAAAGGCAATAGTAGATGCAGAAGAACACTTCCTTTTGGGCATTCAGCTTGATGGCTCTATTGAGTGGGGCAAGGGTATTCCTGCACCTATCAGAGCTAAGTTGCAGGAAATTATCAATCAATGTAAGCAGGATAAGACAGACCTTACAAAAGCCATTAATTCTGCTAAGGAAGAACTGGCTGGAAGCATCACAGCGTTGCAGGAAGGCAAGGTTGATAAAGAAGAAGGGAAATCTCTCATTGAGAATGAAGTAAAGGAGTGTTTTAAGGTTATTGAAAATGAAGAGTTCCTTTGGGCTGTAGTTGATTCAGAGGATAGAGTTCTGCTTGGTATCTACAGAGCAACTGGCAAGCCTTATTATCCTCTCAATGAAATGTATCATGTTGAACAGAATGAAGAGTTTTTCGCAGTCTGGCTTGATGCAGATGATAAGGTTGTTCTTGGTATCAGAAGAGATGGACAAATCATTGGTGAAATCCATGCGGTAAATGCCTTGAAGCAAGTTATCTCTCAGCTTCAATCAGACTTTGCATCATTGCAGGAGAAGGTAGGCACAATAGATTCTAATCTCAAAGAACTTCTTGACGTTTTCTCTTTGCAGGATAACGAGGAATATCTTGCTGTTGAGCAAGATGCAGAAGGTAAGGTGTTGTCTGCAACAAATCCTGATGGCAGTCACTATATTCACAATGCCAAATCTGAAACTATCCCAGAAGAGTTTTCTCATATTGAAGACCCAGAAGGAAGAACTGAGATTACTACAGATGCAGAAGATAGGATTCTTGGCTACAGAGATTCCGAAGGTACTCGTCATGAACATAAGATTTCCGCTAATCACATCAACTTGTCTGATGAAGCTGCCAAAGAGGTTAATGAGGCATTCAAGTCTGCTGGTATCAAGATGGACAATCCATCAGATTTCAGCAAGGATAGCCATATAGAATTGCCTATCCCTCGTATTGCTGCACAAGTAAGAATCTATGCACCTAAGCTGCCTACAACAAAGCAGGATGATATTGAAGCAGATATTGAGTACAATGACAAGGATGGAAACTACTTCCGTAAGCCAGTTATCTTAAATGCTCAAGGTTCTTCATCTATGGGTTACTATGTCAAGAACATGGCTATTGATATCAATGATGGCAGCGAAATTAAATTTGGTGATTTCCCTACTCAAGATAGCTTCCATTTAAAGAAGTATTATATAGACATCTTTCGCGGGCAGTGTATAGTTGGGTATTGGTTAATGGAACAAGTATATAAATCTCACCCTAT